TCCATCCGGATTCCTACTTTCCGGCATGTTTTCAGCATTCCTTTATTCAATTTCAGTATCTCAATTACTTTCATATTCAACAAAAATTAGTACTTTTGCACTGTCTCACTTATTAAACAACAACGAAAACACCCAAATGGGGTGGCATGAGGGCATTGCCCCCGGCCGCGCTCCATTTGGGTGCGTTGTGTTTAATAGTAAGTGAGACGACTGTTTTAACAGGCCGGGGGCTTTTTTTACAGCCTTACCCCCGAAGGCTTTTTTTAATCTACCGCATATAGCGACAAATCAAATACATCTTTCTTTTTCCATCCGTCGGCCAGCGTGTTTTGGATATGCTGCATGGCTTTCGTATAGAAGTCTGTCAGGTCTTCCAGTGTAGCAAACTCGCGATAGACCGGTTCGGTGTCCGTCCCGAATTTGAACACGACCGGAAGAGTCGCCCCTGCTGTTTGCACGGCAAGGTCGTAGGCTGCCTTGTAGTTGAACTGGTTCTCGCTTGACAACCATACCGGGACATTCTCGTAGGTGAAACCTGATAGGATATCCTTGTCAGTTTCCCGGTTGTGCCATGTTATGACCGTGGAGCGTATCTCGTCTTCGGTGGGTCGATGGTCGAACTCCTCTTCCATGTAGGTGGCCGATCCGTTCTCTCCCGGCTGCACGTCCCATCGGACACGCCATTTGTTTTTAATGGGGTTTATGCATTCAAGCAACCGTACCCCGGTGTTTCCTTCCACTTTTTTCATCAGCTGAATACATACTTGGTTCTACCTTTGCCGAAAGTTTCCGTCCGGATGATGGTCTCAAACGGAAATCCGTCCGGCATTTCACTCACTTGCGCGAGGATGTTCTTCATCTCTTCCGAGTTGGTGAAGAACTTCTTGGCCTCGCCATTCATCTCGATGGCTACGATACAGCGGTCTTCGCCCTGTTCGGTGCGGATGCCGGTCTCGAAGTCCTTCACGATGATGGGTAAGTTCACTAATTCCCGGATGCTTACCACGGAGCCGGGAAAACGTTTCTTGCCGTCTTCCGGCTTGTAGGAAACGTTCAAGTCTTTAAATGATCTCATTTTTTTGCCTGTTAATTTATTAAACAACATATTGCAGTCGGCGTGCTTGGCCATCCCATAGAAGGAAGCGACCAGTTCACGCCTTCTTTTCCTCGATTTGACCTCGTGCATTTTTCGGGCGAACTTCTGTTTGATGCGCTTGCGTAGGCGCACATGGTCGGGGTATATGACATATCCCAAGAAGTCTATGCCCTCGTCCACCGGGAATACACGTTCATCAGGCTTTACGGTAAGCCCGATTTGTGTGACCTGGAAGTGGACGGCATCACGAATCTTCCACAATTCTGATTTCGCGTCACCGAGTACCACGCCGTCATCGCAATAGCGGTAGAAATGGCGGACGCCGTACTTGTCCTTCAAATAATGGTCTAAAAAAACAGACAGGAGCAGGTTGCCCAACCCTTGCGACGACCTCAGCCCGATGCTGATTCCTTGCGGCATGAGCCTTACGAAGTTGTCAAGCATGGCGATGAGTTTCTTGTCCTTGAATACCCTCCGGACACAATACATTACGAAATCCTGCCCCACGCTCTCATAGAACTTGGAGATGTCGAATTTGTAGCAGTAGCGTGTTCCTTCCGGGTCTTCTTTCATGTCGCGGCGTATGTACTCCATGAGGTCGTGCATGCCGCGGTTCTTGATGCTGGCTGAGGTGGTACGGATGAACCGTTTCTTCAGGTGCCTGTCCACTACGGCCATGATTGCGTGGACGGCGATGCGGTCCTTCATGGTGAGTATCTGGATACGTCGCATTTTTCCACCCTCCACGATTTCCCTCTCCCGGTAATCCTTGACGGTGAATGTACCCGTCTTGATTTTTCCGGTAAGTTCCTGAAGCACCTCTTCCCTGTGCGCAAGCAGGTAACGTCCCTGGCGGCTTTTTTTTCGTTTGGAGCCACGGAGGACCTGGTTGAACGATTCCGCCATATTGGAATAATCGGCAATCTCTTCCACTATATATCCTTGCCTGTGCATTATAGCATCGTTTTTTTTGATTGTTTTACAAACGGAAGATAAGGGCCTTCCTTTCCCCGGGTCTGACTTCTTCGAGCTGACTTGAGCCTACCAAACTCCACCCGACGCGTGATTTTTCAGCTTTCCGCACCTGTGCGCTTTTGCTGTGGCTTGCTTCCCTCGGCACCACGGTAGGGGACACGTCCCCGGTGTTGTACGCCGATTGTTAGATTTCCAGACGGGAGCCGACATTCGTGTTCGAGTTCGATGCATCGTTATTCGCATTCGCATTCGACACGCCGCCATTCGCATTCGCATTGTTGTACCCGCGATAGACCACACGGACTATCAGGAAGCTCCACCGGGGTGCAAAGGTACGGATAAAAGCCAGTCCCCTTGTTAGATAACGAGGAAAATCAATGCGGCGATTGCTCCTCCGGTCACGGTGAGTGTCCAGTCCGTCCAGTCCCAACGACCGCCCCGGAGCTTGTCTTTGAGCTCCAGCGAGGAGGCTGCGATGGCGGCTGCGTATAAGGCCGCGTACGGTGTCAGGGCTGGCAGCCCCACGATAAAACCGCCTACCAGGTGTTTGTAGCGGTTGCTTCGTTTCAAAAATGAAAGAATCTTGTTCATAAGCAATTGGATTAAAAAATGTTTTGTATATTTGCAAACACAGAAGCATTGAGGGAATGACGAGCAGGCGTTTTAGTCCAAAGTGTCGCCCTTGGTGCTTTTGTTTTTTTTATTCTACTATTATATCATTTACTGAGTATAAAAAGTATTTTATGCGGATATAACCGTTATCCCTTCTTGTTACTTCTTTGGCAACATTAAGCCTTACCCATTTTCCATTGATTTTAACTTTGAAGTAGAAGAAGTGTTCCACATTGTCCGTCCTTGGGTGAGTCAATGCGGAATCATCCACATATTCGGCACGTTCAAGGTGTGAATCCAGGTTCTTCAAGTCCTCCTTGGAAACGATGCGTGTCCGTCCGAATGTGTCGGAGAACAAGTGCTTGTTGCCCTCTTTGGTAAAGCCGATATTCAAGTCCTTGCCATTTATGTTCTTTTCCACTTTCTTTTGAAGTAGAGGCTCCATTTCATGCAGATAATGGATACGTTCGATAGCTCGTGCGGACTTTTCCCGGTCTCCGGCGCATTTTTGCAGTATTTTGCAGGCGGCGCACAGCTCGTTGTCCGGAACGAAGGCCAGTTTAAGTTTCCCTTTGGCCATATCACAATCCCTGCACCTTTTGATGGTGTATGGGTTGTAATCCGGCATGGTCTTCTGTTCTTTTCCCGGGTTGAACCGGAAGATGCCTTTGGTGTCCCTTTGAAGGGCTGACTCGCCCAATGCCATTGCCTCATCGTAGGGCGTTTCCGGATATTTGGATTTTCGTACCTGGACTACGGTGCACCTGCAGTTCCATCCATTTGGCGGGAAATACTCTTCCCAAAAGGGGTCTGCCATAGGTCGTGTTACCCCATGCAGTTCGGCATGTTCCGGGCGAACCTTGCCATCCCCGGCCGTCCGGTACTGGAGGTTGTAGCGGTCCCCGTCTTCTGCGAACCGTTCCCACTTGGCGGCCATAGTCGCCGAAGCCTGCACAAAGTTGTACTCTGCCCGGAGGTAGCCCCGATTATAGGTTTCGTCTATCTTCCGGACATCGTTCAAAAAGCGTTCGAACGTTTTTCGATTGCCGTTCTCATCCAGCAGGGAGGGGAAGGCTTCGTTCAGTTCATGGAACGTCTTTAGGCCTGAGAATATATAATCCGACCTCTGCAGGCGCCCTCGCATGGCCTCGGACATCTCCACCTGCCGGAATGAAGAGTCCAGGACGGAGGCGTGCGTCTCTATAAAGTCCTGCGCCTCTTCTGAAGCCAGTATGTTGATTTCAAGGTTTGCCCCCTGCTCCCGGAACAGGGCTTTCATCATGCGGTCGAACATCTCTGTAAGCTTGTCACGCATCAATTTTGCCTCGTCCTCTTTTGAGAGTTGGAGGGTATGATTGCCAAGCAATGAACTGTAGCGTAGATGCAGCCCCGAATAATCCTCGGGGCTCAGTCGAAAAAACGGGATAGCGTTCCAGCCTGTTTGTCGTCTTTCTTCTTTTTCGGATCTGCCGGGTCCGGCTCTTCCTTCGGTTCCTTCTCCTCGCACGGAATGCCGTATTTTTCCTCAAAGTACTGTGGCTTCACCTTGTAGTGCTGCAGTACCATTTCTTCGTAGGCTTTCTGCTGTTCGGGAGTGTAGTCAATGGAGTAGTCCCAATCAAAACGCAGTCCCTTGACAGGAAAACCGTGACGAACCATGCGCGGAATGAGTTGGTTGTTCACTATATCCCGCAGCATGTCGCAGTCACTTTCCACGAGGTTCTGGAACACTTCAAGGTGCGTTTCAGACTGTGAGAGGCTGCTTCCGTCCTCAATGGTCATCGTTTGTCCGATGATAAGCTTTGACAGTTCGGAATTGGCCCGATCGATGCGCTTGTCATAGACATTGAATGCATCTCCCTTGCCGCTTTCCACAAATTCGATTTCGGTTTCCATTCCTGCCACCATGGAGAGAGCGGTTCCGGCTTCACGCAGCATCTTGTCAAGGCGGTCGATTTCTTTCTGGTCGCGCGAGGTGGTGCGTGCTATACGCATGGGCATTCCGAATATTTCCCCGAAGGTATCCCAAAAAGCCAGCATATTCTTTTTGGGGATAGTCTGTGAAGCTGCCTTGAGATACAGCCCGAGGTCGTCAGGTCTGCCGGCCTCAATGAGCCAGTCCGAAAAAGGCGGCTGGCGGTAGTCTATACCTGTAGTCCAGTCCTGTCCGAGGTCGGTTATGACACGCCCATATTCAGGAATGACATGCTTACGCGGAATAAGCTTCACATCCGAATAACAGATGCAGCCGTCGCCGTCAGTGCAAAGGTCGCCCAATTCGATGAGCGAATGTCCCCAGTAGATGGAATCGAGCGCATATCGCATGAGCTGTTTGAACCAGGATTGGTCGAAGAAGTGTACCGCCTCCTCGTTCTCATCCCCTTTCACGTCTACGATTTTGAAAGAGCGTGCCATGACAAACCCTCTGCGCTGCTCCACGCATCCGGAGAGGTGAAGATCTATTTCCGCGTCCCGGTAGATGTCGTACAGGCGCTGGCGGCTGGGGCTGTCCACATTGATGGCCGACTGCCAGGCATCGCGCCAGTTCTTGATGTCCTTCCGGGTGAGTGCATCGGTGGTGCGCTGCAGGTCGATGACCATTTTCTGCACCCGCTTGATGTCTTTCCCCTTGGCCAGATTAAAATTGCCGTATGGCGTTTGCAGTACGTTTTTCGGTTTACTGGAAAACATACCGCTGAAAAAGTCTTTAATATCCATAGTCCTACCAGTTATGATGAAGCTGCTTCTGACAGCTGTAAACAAGTGAATTTCCGGACGGAAGCCCATCTTCTCCGACAGCCAAGGGCAAATCAGGGACAATTTTTCCGGCCTGTACGCCTTCAAGCCACTTGATGGCCCGTTCATATCGTTCCTTGCGTATCTCGCTTCCCATCTTTTGTGGCATGGCTGCGCTCATGTGGTAAAGTGAAATGTCGCAGGTGTACATGACAATGAGCCGGTTCCGGTGTTCATCCTGTGCAGAGAAAATGGCCGTACAGTCGTATTTCGGCCGTAGATAACCGGCAATTTCTTCCCGGGCTTCCGCTTCTGCATTGGTACGGTTTTCCGGGCTTACCTGGGAGATGACCTTCAATGCGTTGTCGCCGATGACAACTTTGTAATCTTCTTCTGTAATGAACATGACCTTATTATTTAGTGATGAATAATGCCATTTTTTCTATATCCCGGATAGTGGTTCCCTTGCGGAAACGGTGGCGGTGAATCAGTTCGCAGATATTCCTTTTGGGGACAACTTTCAGTTTGCCGCCCATATACAGGACGTAGTATTTTCTTCCGTAGAGCTTGGCATACTTGCAAGCACGGGCAACGGCACGTTTATAGCGCCATGCAAAAATCATTCTTTTAATCAGTTGTATCATGTTACCATATATTTTTGGCGGTCGGCCTTTTGCCGAACACCGGTTGAAAACTCTCCTGTCTTGAATTGCGCTGCAGCATCCAGATGGCTCCCTCGTCGGCATCCGGTGCATCATCGTGAATACGGCTGCCACGCTCCAG